GCTGCAAGGTGGTCCAGAGGTTGACGCACTTATCTCACGTGAGTTGGCTGCTGGCATCAATGAGCATATTGACAAGGCTGTCTTTGCTGCTGCTGCTGCAGGAGCTGGCAACCAAGTTGATGGAGCCAATGCCGCTTTGACATACGCACAAATCACAGGACAGCAAAAGGCTGTGTTGGCCGCTGGAGGTGACTTGAGCCGTTGCAGCTTTGTTGCTTCTCCATCTGCTATGTCAATCGTTAAGGGTGAGGCTGCCATTGCTTCAATCAAAGCCGTTGTCGAAGGCAACAGCATTGATGGATATGCAAGCTACTTTACGCCTAACCTTGTGGACAGCACAACCGACGAAGGTGCTATGTTGTTTGGTGACTACGCACAGGGCATGTTGCTCGCCTTCTTTGGTGGCATCGACCTGTTGGTTGACCCATACAGCAACGCTGGCACTGCACAGATTGCATTGCACGTCAACAAGTTCTATGACACCGATGTCCGTCAAGCGGATGCCTTGTCTTACTTGTTTGACTTCATTGCCTAATTGACCAAAACTTGGAAGCCTGGCAATAGGGCTGGGCTTCCTTTTTTTTCTCCAATATGATTATAAGCAAGCCAGCATACGCCACAGGAACTGACATCGTATCTCTCGCAGATATGAAAGAATTCTTGCGCGTAGACCACAGCGACGAGGACACCACAATTACGTCCTTGCTCGATGCTGCGTCTGCTCATATCTCAGACTACTGCAACCGTCACTTTGCAGCTAATGGAGCAACCGTCTTTCATTTGGAAAGGTGGCGCAATGCGTCCCTTGCCTTTGGACCAGTGACCGCAGTGCAGTCAGTTTCTTACAAGGATACAAGCGGAGCAACGCAAACCCTTGCTACTGACAAGTACTATTTCGAATCCCTCACGGACAACACTACGCGCATCAGCTTTCACGATACGCCAGACCTTGAGGACTACAATGCAACGCCTGTCACGGTGTTGTGTTTTTGTGGTGCGGTACCTAGCGCAACTGTTAAGGTGGCCACCAAATTGCTTGTGACACATCTGTACGAAAACAGGCGAGCCGTCGTCACAGGCACGATTGCCATTGAAGTACCTATGAGCGTGCGCAGCCTTTTGAGCAGCCAGCGCATAATTGACATGCGGCAATGAACGTTGGTTTCTTGGATCGTCGCATCACGCTGCAACAGCGTGGCACAGCTGTCAACGACTTTGGCGAGCCTACAGGCGCGTGGTCGGACTTAACTACTGTTTGGGCTGCCCTGGACAATAAGAGTGCCAGCAGCAACGTGCAGATGGAACAAGAGACTAGCATCAACCGCGTTACCTGGCGCATTCGCAGCAGTTCCACCACACGCACCGTTGCAGCAAGCGACCGTGTAAAGTATGGCGCGGAGTACTACAACATTCTGGCCATCCAAGAGATAGGCCGCAAGAATGAGCTTCACCTTGTCACTGAACGTGTAGTCTCAGAGTGATGCAGACAGTGACAGTCAAAGGCCTAGATCAGGCCCTCAAGAAGTTGGAGAAACTCGCACTATGGAGCGAAAAGGATTTTGCGAACCTTGTTACCATCAATGAGCGAGTGGGTGAGGTTTACAACAACAGCCTCAAGGCCAACATCAAAGACTTTGACCGTGACATCTTAGTACAGCGCACCAACGGCACTGACATTCTTGTAAAGCGTGGCCAGCTGCGTCGCAGTATTGGCGTGTTTCAACCACAGAAAGACAGGATCAAGGTACTGGCTGGACCAAAGACCAACACCATAGGCAAGCGCAAGACACGCAAGTATGCAGATGGATGGTTTGCGCACATTGTCGAAGGTGGTGACAGCTTTGGCATAAAGAAGCGCACACAGAATACAGGAGTATTTGAGCGTAGCCAGAAGGCAACACAACAAAGAATGGTGCAACTTCAGACGCGCTTGCTGCGTAAGGAATACGAACGCTACATGAAATGAAAGTAGGTCTAGCCATACGCGCCTTGTTGCTTGACTCTAGCGATGTCACAGCCATCACCAACCGCATCTATCCAGAGCTTGCAGTTGAGGGAGCTGACGCGCCATACATCGTGTACAGCGTTGTGTCTAACAGCCCATCAGATGCAAAAGACGGCACACCAATCGACGAAGCGCAAGTAGAGTTGTTTAGCGTGGCCTCTACATATTCAGCAGCAAACGACTTGGCAGACAAGGTACGTGCTGCACTAGACCGAAAGAGCAAAACCGTGAGTGTCTCTGGTGGCGCTGTCACAGTACAGAGCATTCAGTACACCAACGAAGTCACAGAGGTTAGCGCAGAGCGCAGCTTGTATGTGAGCGTCCAGGATTACACAGTAAGAATAACACGATAGACACATGATAACTCCAGACTGGTTTACAGACAACCTTGGTGAGTTGGTCCTAGGACTGCTCGCCTTTATTAAGCTTGTGGTCAACATCACGCCAACAGAATCCGACAACAAAGTGTTTGGGTACTTGGACGTGCTGATCAACATGCTGATTGCAGATAGAATTAAAAACAACCCTAACAACGATTAAAAATGCCTAGTACAGGAATTTTCAACGGCTCAACTTATACTGTCAAGTTTGAGACCGAAGGTACTGCAGTAGTTACCGCAGACCACGTAACTGATTTGAGCGTCAGCGTTTCAACAGAGACACGCGACACCACAAGCAAAAACAATGGCGGATACCGCGCGTTGCTTCCAGGCTTGAAATCTTTGTCCGTCAACTTTACTGCCTTCTATGCGCAAGACGCAACAAACGGCTACAACCAATTGATGACAGATTTTTTGGCTGGTGCAAAGCAAGATGTTTCAATTAACGCAGTTGATTGGGACAACGCAGGTGCAGATATTGTAGGTGATCAAGAGATTGTGTTTGAAGCTTACATCACTTCTTTGGAGTTGAGCGCAGGCACAGAAGACAATGCTTCTTACACTTGCACCCTTGAGTGCGTCAGCGCTATTACCTTCCAAGCCCAAAGCTAATCCATGACAATTACCCTAGACAACCAGACCTTTCCCGTCAAGGCCAATATGCGTGCCTGGCGTTCCTTTGAACGCGCCACAGGCAACAAGGTGGCAACACTTGACAGCGAAGACGTGACCATGATGCCAGAACTGTTGTACTACTTTGTACAGGAGGGATGCCGCAAGCAAGGCATGGAATTTAAAATGGAAATTGATGATTTTCTAGGGCTTGTGGATGTGACTGATTTGCCAGCGGTGATGAAAGTCATTGAGGAGTCTATGTCGCCAGAAAAAAAAACGACGGAGACAAGTCAGGAGATCCACTTGAATGGGACGAAATAGAGGAGCTGGGCCTAGGGCTTTTGGGCCTTACGCCTAGCTCCCTCTACGACTTCACATTTCGTGAGTTTGGCAACGCGGTGCGTGGTCGATGCAAATCCCAGGAACAGTTTGACCGTTCCAATTGGGAGCGCGTCCGATGGCAGACCGCGTTGTTGCTGAACGTACATACCAAGAAGGGAGCAAGCATCAAACCCAAAGACCTTGCAACCTTCCCGTGGGAAGAATCAAAGAAAAAGAATACAGGTCAGGGCTGGTCGCAGCTCATGGCACTAGCAACAGAAGAAGATGGCAAAACTAGGTGACCTCGTAGTACGGATTGGAGCGGATACGCGCGATCTAAATAAGAGCCTCGGAAGGGTGCAGCGCAACATGCGCTCTATGACTAGCAACATCACAAGGCTAGGTCAGGACATGACGCGCAGCATTACAATTCCATTGCTTGGAGTCGGTGCGGCTGCTATTAAAAGCGCGGCAGACCTAGAAGCTTTGGAAACATCGTTTGTCAGTTTGACTGGTGGCACAGAGCAAGCCGCTATGATGATGAAACAGCTGAACGAGTTTACAGCTGAAACGCCATTTCAGATTGAGCAAGTCGCAAAGGCCGCTAGACAATTGATTGCAAGTGGCACGGACGTGGGAGAGGTCAACAACCAGTTGCAGTTCCTTGGTGACATTGCTGCAACAAGTGGCAACAACATCGACGAACTTGCGGCCATCTTTGCCAAGGTCAACGCCAAAGGCAAAGTTGAACTGGAGAGCCTAAACCAGTTGGCCGAGCGTGGTGTGCCTATTTTTGAAGCACTAGCAGAGGCCACAGGTTTGCCCGCTGACAAGCTAGGTGCAGGACGTGTAACAGTTGAGCAGTTCAATGATGTACTAAAGAGTTTTAGCGAAGAGGGAGGCTTTGCCGCTGGCGCTATGGAGCGATTGAGCAAAACAACCTCTGGACGTTTTTCGACTGCACTAGACAACGCCAAGCAAGCTCTTGCTGTGCTAGGTGAGAAGCTGTTGCCTTCAGTCAATGCAGCACTTGAACGCCTAACCAAAACATTTCAGGCATTTGGCAATTTGTCAGATACAACAGTTGACCTTGCCTTAAAAATTGGAGGACTACTTGCTGTCATTGGACCATTGCTTGTGGCCGTGCCTCAAATTATTCAATCCATTAAACTGATGAATTTTGCTTTCCTGACCACTGCGCCAGGTGTATTGGCTTTGTCAGTGGCATTAGGTGCAATTGCTGGTCTATTTATAAGGGTAGCAAAAGAAGCAAAGACTTCGACAAAAGAAACGAAGAAACAGGAAGCTGCATTGATAAGCCTGAACAAGACGCAGCTTGCAATGGAAACAGGCTTGAAACTTACAGGTGATGCTACACGCGACATTGCTGGTGCAAACGCAATGAGGGAGGACAGCTTAGAAAAAGTGGCCGAAGCTACAGCTTACTTGACAAGGCTTGAGGCAGCACAGGCCGCTGGTGATGCAATAACTAAGGCTGGATTACGCGATAAAATTCAATCATTACGCGAATACATTGACACCTACAACAGGAGTGCAGAAGCAGCAGACCAATTGATTGTTGTGCTAAACAATGAGGTAAAAGCATTAAGCGATACAACTGATGAAACCAACAACCTAACAAACGCGTCAGGCAGGGCCGTCCAAACAATGGGCCAATTCTTTAGCATGTTGGAGGAGATAGGCATACAAGCGGAAACAAGCATTCACAAAGCTCATATGAGCATGGGCGAGTTTTTCAGTATGCTTGAAAACACAACAGTCGGAACAAAATTAACTGACATGCAAGTCAAGTTCAACAATTTTGCAACAGCTGTACAGCAATCATTTCAAAAAGCTGCCGAAGGTGTTGCTATTTCTGTTGGTCAAATACTTGGAGCGATGGCAGCTGGCACAGCGAAGCCAGAGCAATTTGCCAATAGCCTATTAAGTGTATTCGCAAACATGGCCACGGAACTTGGAAAGCTTGCTATTGGCTACGGCATTGCCATTAAAGGCATCAAGGAATCCTTAAAATCATTAAACCCAGTTATGGCTGTGGTGGCTGGTGTGGCTTTGGTTGCTTTGGGCGCAGGCCTGCAGGGAGCTATCGCTAATCGCACAGAGGCAGCTGGTATGCCAGCCCTAGCCAATGGAGGATT